ATGTAGACTGTGTAGATTCTGATTCAGCTAAACTTGTTTCTCTAACATAATTTGCGCCCACAGCTCGAGCATAATGAGTTGCCATGTTGTGAGTAAATTGCGGATCAAACACATTTGCTAACATATATTTAATAAATGGTTCCATAATTTTCTGACTAGTAAGTATCTTAGCTGCTATACTTACAGCATATCCCAAACCAAAATATGTTGCGCCAGCAAACGCCGCAGCCATCCATCCAGCACCGGGGACAGTTATAGACATTGCTGCAAAGGCTGAAATTAATCCCCGCACCGCAGCGCCACCAGCTACAATAACAGCAGCAGTTGCAGCCACGTCAGCCACTAAACCTTCGATCATTTTAATTCTAATTCCTTCAAGTACACTATCGCTAAGGTTTACTGCACCGTTTCCTTCGTCAATTAAAATTCCTATACGAGCAGCGTAATCTTCACAATATCCAGTCCACGTAGTAAAGGCTATGATAGCACCAATTGGAGAGCGCCTTCCAGCTTCAGACATCATATTTTTTAGCTTTTTCACAGCGCCTATCTTTTTACTATCGGCATCAGTAGCAGACTTAGCATCGGTACTTGCGCCATCACGTGTTGCTGTCATAGGAGGAACATCCGGAGACGTACTACCGCCACGTACAGCAGGACCTAATTCAGAATTAGGAGCAGGAGTACGAGTAGTGCCAGGCATCTGAACCACATTGTCTTCTTCATTTAATGATGTTATGTGATGAACTTTCATGATTTATCCTTTAATATCTTTATTAAAGTTATTTATCTATGATTCGTAATGATTAATGTATTATTAGTGTATTAACTTCGTTAATACAAGTTTTCGCTAACGCTCAAACTACAATTTAGTTTTAGTTAGTTGTTTTAATAAGTGATTTATTAATAAGAAGTGATAATATGTGTGTAGTAATATATAATAATTAGTTTTAATTTCATGTAGATCGTTTCAGTCAGACGGAACTATTTCTAGCCCCGTCGTCAAAAAGATAACTTCATGTGAGTCTTATCCAGCAATGACATTGGAAGTAGGTAATTAATTATACACAAGTTCAATGGGCTCTGACCTTTCCCAACCTACATCGACATCGCTTTTTACAGCTACCTCTCGCTTCGTTCCTATTGCTAAAGAGTTTTTATGAACTATGTTGTGTTTTTCGACTGCCAACATGCAATCTATATCAACTTGTGAGCCCAATTTGTCTGGTGGCTTCCTACCTCAGGGTAGTCAATCAATATGTACGTGTGCTTCTATACGAGAGCTTTTTCCACAGCGGTAATATATTCTGGCCCGCCAACCTTGTGTGTTGGAATGGTTTGCCTTGTGGATGCCTGGTATTTGTTTTTAGTGTCTACGGTAACTCTGCCTATACATTAGTATAGTAGATTTTAGTGTAACTGTCAACCGATAGTTGTTTATACTGGAGTGTTTTTTAAATGCTCTTTAAGAATATTCGATCCGCCGACTCTAACATTAATGATACCATTGTAGTAATCATCTGTTTCGAGTACTCTGCGTTCAAACTGTTCTCGTGCCTCTAAGTAACTTGCGATGCCTCTGCTAGGACAAATATGAATAATTTCTCTTGTGAAATGTTCTTCGCCTAACTCTAGAACGTCTGCATTAAGTCGATCACTGGAGCCATAATATTCTCTCCAATCACTTTCTTTAGTACTGCGTCTTTTGTTTTTTTTGCCTTTAAGTGGTGGTTTAGTTACTTTAAATTTTGCTAGTTTTTTGCCTATATACATCATGCCATTGGCATTATTTGTTATCAAGTATACAAACGCTTCACAACCTTCTGGCAGTTCGTCTATTTGTTTTCCTTGATAAGTCCATTGCATCACATACTTAGTATGCTTATTTCTTTTGTGCTGCCTTCTTGGCAGCATACGCTACGTGTATTTCTTCTTGCCTTATTTTTGCTAATTTTCTAATTTCTCGCAGCCACTTTCTACTTGCTACGTGAGTGCGATGTGACAAGCGAGATTCAAAGTTCTCGCTTGCCTTAAAGTATTCTAAGTATGCCTTTGTTAATTGATCGTGTATGTCATCGTCTATCATAATATGCACTCTTTATTCAATGATATCAATGTCATTTTCGTAACTAGTAAAGCCATTTTCTTTAATAACTCGCATAACATTATTAACTCTCCCAATTAATTCGTCTTTGTGTGAGATAAGGTAAACATTCTTATCTCCTTCTCTGCCCATCTTCTTAAGAACGCTTAGAGAATTTTCAACACCAGCAGTGTCCATGCCACTATCAATAAGTTCGTCAATAAACAAAAGGTTAATCTTTTGATATAAACTTTCCCACACGTCACGGAATGCAAAGCTCATACCTAATATAAGTCTGTTACGCTCGCCTCTTGACAAGTTATCAAAATCTAAGTCTTGTCCTAGTTGTTGTATTTCAACAGTTAAGTCATTTTGAAATACAACACTATGTGGTAATCCGAGCTTATCAAGATAATATGTAAGTCTATTGTTTAGAAACATTAAGTTCTGGTCAATAATCTTTTTACGAATAAAGCTATCTTTGTTTGTAAGTAACTTTAACAAGAATTCCTGGTGATCTTTGTAGCTTGTTAAATCATTAACTGATACCCAGTTAATTTCTTGCATTGCAGTAGCAGTAAGTTCATCAATCTGTGTTTGATACGGATCAGTGTCTTCTTGTTTATTTGCTAACGCTTGCTTTAAACTATCAACATTTTGTCTATGATCATATGCTTCTTTTGCAATATCATAAAACGTAGTAGGCTTGCCATTAATATCACCGATCTCTTCAAGTGCTTTCATTACTTCAACTACTTTACCTGCAATCTCTTGTTGATATGTAGATGCATCAAGCAGTTCTTTATCTTTACGATCTGCAATTTCTGCCTTTTTGTCTGCATGCAGCTCTTGACCACATGTATAACACGTTGCGTCATCAAGGTCTGCAATATCTTTGATAAGTTTGCCTGATGCTGCTTCGGCTCGTACTAACGCAGGCTCAAGTGTGCTTAGTTCTTTCTTAAGAGCTAAAATAGCATTGTTGTGCTGTGTCCAGTTAGAAAGTTTTTCGTGAGCATCTAATTCTGCGTCAATATCTACTTTTTCTAATTCAGTAATGCCTAATTGAAATTTAACACAGTCTTGATCTTTCTTAGAACTCCAAGCACGTTGCGTTCTACTCAAACTATCAATAGTTGTTTGAATCTTTTCATTTGCACTCTGAATAGCATTAATTTTTAATGTTTCTTCTTGGATTGCATCTTTAGTTTGCTTTGTCTTTTCTTTAAGTGCATCAGCCTTTTCGCTTAATATAGTAATACCAAGCAACTGCTCAATAATAGCACGTTGATCATTAACACGCATACTTAAGAACGGCTCAGTATATGTATTCAATGCAACAATGTGCTTAAACATATCATGAGACATGTCGAGCAAATCGTTAATATACTGTTGTGTTTTACGGCTATCGCCCTGTGACTCGTCTGTCATCTCTTGTTCTTGTTCATCTACGTAGAACTTGAGTACATTTGGCGACCGACCACGCTCGACTCGATAATTAATATTGTTCTTTTCAAAGTGCAGTGTAACAAGCATGCCTTTTGAATTAGTTTTATTAATTAGATTGTTTTTCTTAATGTTTGTAAGTGCAGTGCCGTAAAGTGCATACGATAATGCATTAATAATGGTAGTTTTTCCAGTACCATTACGTGAACCACTATCGTCTCCGCCTTGGTCTAAGTTTTCACCTAGTACAAGTGTTAGGTTCTCTTTGTCAAAGTCTACAGCTTGAGTTTGATTACCTACACTCATGAAGTTCTTTACGGTTAAGTCTTTAATCTTAATCATAGCTCGTTATAAATATCCATTAGCATCTTCTTATTGAAGTTGTCTGAGTCGATTGCGGAAATTTCACCAGCAACAATTTGATCGACACTTTCAAATTGTTGAATATCTAGCTGTGTGCTAATTTCTTCTAGTGATTTCTGCGGAATTAAACTAATTTCTCTACAGTTATAGTTATTGATGAATGTTTCTTTAATAAAACTTGCTTCTTCATAACTAATAGGTAAGTCTAAGTTAACACGCAAATACATATTAGGTTTAATAAGAGTATCTGCTTGATCAATTAGTTGACTTAATTTAACTGTGCGGTATTTAGGACAGTCTGCCCAATTAATATATTCAGGTTCTTTATCGTTTTTGCGATCAAGTATCATCATGCCTCGATCATCGTCCCATGCGTCTGCATAGTTGTGTGGAAATGCATTACCTAAGTAATGTACTACACCTTGTTGCTGACGCTTATGGAAATGTCCACTAAACACGTATGATTGGTTTTTAAAGTCTTCTGCTCTAAGCTCTCCGTGATCAGGCATTTGTACCATAGCATTCATATAGAAGCTAGGAAGCTCAAAATGCCCAAAAACATACTTGCTTTTAAGTTTTCTAAGTTTTTTCCATTCATCGCCTACTAACCAAGGAACAATAGTTACATCTTCAATTGTAGTAATTTCATCTACAAACGTAATACCCGGAATATGTTTTGCAAATGCTGTACTGTTAACGTCACGTTTGTCTTTATAGTACAAGTCGTGGTTGCCATCAAAGAAGAAGAACTGCTTAAATGCAGCCCCTAGCTTTTCCATACTGCGGATAGTAG